CCAAAATTATCTTTAAGTTGATTAATTATATAACGGGAATATATTCGAGTTTCACTATCATAGGATCCAGTGTAATTATCTTCAATAGGTTCTGTTTCTTCTAAAGGTAAAACAGGAGTAGAGCTTAAAAAATTCTTTTTACGCATAATAGTTTTAGCAATTGCCCTATTTGCTAATTTCATAAAAGGAATATTTATGTTAGTTTCTGTATCTTTTACTACTATTTCTCTATATTTTTGAAGAAATTCAATAAAATCATCTTTTTCATCAGATAATTTATCAAAAAAGTCTTCTAATTCTTCAATTGAAATATCTGGGTAGTTTCTAGGGTCATTTAATCTGTCAAAAAAGTGGTTACCTGATAAGTCGATTTCTATGGGGGCGAGTTTTTTATCAGCCATATCATCTACGAATTCTACATCACCTTTAGTAATGAAATCAGGTGTAAAATTAATTCGTTCAGTAATTACATTTGTTAACATATCCCAAATTTCATCTACTTCGGGAATGTTTGGGATAAATTGTATAAATGTTTCTTTATCTCCTTTTAGCAGTGCTTGTCTAGCTTTAGTACCACTGACAGATCCACCTGTTATTATTTCTTTAACTTTAATATTTGAGTAATCACCTTTACGAAGTGATTTAGTACGATCTGCTATATCTTGAAAATCTTCTTCATTTCCTTCTCGAGCACCTATAAACCAATAAATTTCTTTATCAGGATTTTTTTTAGCATAAGAATATATAGCACCGATAGGGGGTTTATTATCTGGGGATGTCATTACTCTTACTTTATTAGGAAGGGATTTTTTATATATATTCCAAATAGCAAGTGATTCTTCCTGGCTAATTGAATTTCTGGTTCCACTTCCTACTAATATAATTAAAGCATCCATTTCAGGATTTTCTTGTAAAGCCCGTTTTACTACCTCTAAATGACCTGCTGTGGGTGGTTTAAAACCCCCACCAAACATTCCAATTATTTTTTTCTTGGATTGTTCCTCTTCACTTATAATACCTTCTATTAATGCTTTAACTAAATCGTTCATGCTAAAAAGGATTTTAATTTAGATTGTGCTTCTTCAGCTGATACTGAATTGGTTACTACATTTTTTATAAACTTATCGTTTAACATAGTTTTTATTTCTTCAGCATCTTTAGCTTTACGAGCATCTGAACTAGCTTGTTGTTTAGGTGTTTTGAGTTTAGTTCCTTTAGGTTTAAAAGGATCAAGATATGTTTTCATTATATCTTCTAAATCCGAGATTTCTTGGTCTTCTAAAGTATTAGCTACTGAAGTGAAATTAGAACCAAATAGATCTTGATAAGGTTTAAAATTTTGAGTTACGTCTTTCCAAGTTTTCATTACAATGCCTGGAGCTAGGCTTCTGTCTTTGCCATCAGATTTTTCATATCTATCTTGATTTTGTTTTAAAGAACGTTCTAAATCAGTATAAACATAAAGCATGAATACTTCATATCCTGCTTCTTCTAATTCAGTTTTTAATTTAGATGTTTGTTTATATGAAGCTCCTGTACCATCTAATATAAAGGATTGTTTTTCTTCAATAGTATTGGCTACATCTTGTTTAAATTCTTTATTAGCTGCCCCCATAGCAATGGCCTGTTGGCTTCTTTCTTCAGGGGTAGCATTTTTTAAATCTAATGTTATATTAGCTTTTTTTAACATAGGGACATAAATGTCATCTACGTTTAATACTTTTAAACCTCCTAAGTCTAAACCTCTTAAAATATACCCTTTTCCAGCTCCAGGAGCACCCGCTAGTATAATAGCTTTAGGTTTACCTTGTATTTCTTGTAAGATATCGTATAATTTCACAGTAAAATGTTTACCATAAATATTACGAATCTCTTTTAGCTGTAGTCCTAAATTCTGTGAATGCAGGTTTGTGTTTTGGATTTTCAATATCAAATAAAGTACGAACTGCTCTATAGATATTTAAATTATCTTCTTGAGAACGTTTTGATTCATACATTTCCCATCCTTTACCTTGCATAGCACCTTTTTTAGGACCTCGCTTGGAAGATTTTAACCATAAAACACCAGAGCGATTTACTTTTTTACCATAACATTCCTCAAAGCATTGAGAATATATAGCTGTTTGTAAATCATAAGTTGTTTGTAAATGGTTGGATGTTTTAAAATCTATAACCCATAATTCACCATTAATTTCACAAACCATATCACAAGTTCCTGCAATTTTAAGTTCATCAGAAAATAAATGAACCTCAGCCTCAATTAATGTTGGTTTATATTCTTCCCAAAAATCAACAAATCGTAAAAACATTTGCCAAACAAGTGTAGGGTACATGGGAACTCCATACTCTAAAAATTTTAATTCTTTACCATTAAGGTAATCTTCAATCATTTCATGTACCTGAGTACCTTCAGATGAAGCTTTTTTTACAATATGTTCTGAAGCATAGCCCACTTTCTTAAGCCAATCCTCAAAAAATTTACCTTTGGGGTAATGACTCAATACGTAAGTTACAGAAGGGTAATATTCACCATTTCGTTGATAATATCTTCCATCTGGAAGGGTTATTTGTTTATGGTCATCGGAAATTTCCAAAATACGACCATAATGTTTTTTTAAAGTACTCATATAAATAATTTTCTACTCAAAAGTCCAGATAAAGTTAATGGAACAGACTTTTGAATAAGTTCAGTAAAACGTTTAAATCCCAACTCCCCAGGGTCTTTATCGTCCATTTCAATTAAATGAACCTCTTTCCCTTCATTCATAAACATTTCACAAAATTTTAAAGCAGATTTTATAGCGTCACTATCTAAAGCAATATATATTTTTTCAACCTTAGATGATACTATTTTTTTCATTAAACTAGATTGAATATTTTTTCCTAACAGCGGTATAGCATTCCTTTTGATAGCTATGGCGTCAAATGGTCCTTCACACAATACCAACGGGCTATTCCAGTTTATAAACATTTCAAACGGCACTATATCACGCGATACTGATGGATTTTTATATTTGCGGAAGGGTTCTTTTTCAAAACTTCTAGCTGTAAAGTAATTTAAGGTACCATTAGCATCATATGAAGGGATAATAATCATGTTTTGATATTCTCCACCCTCACAATATCCCATATTATATTTAATCATATCTTCCATTGAAACGTCTCGTTTTTTTAAATATGCTAAGGCATGACGAGACATTAGGCTGGTAGGTTTGTCTATAAATCTAGTAAATTCTGGGGGAAGTGATAAATCATGTTTTACTATTGTTTCCTCAACAAATGATCCCTGAGGAATTAATTTTTTGGCTTCGGCTATTTTATCATATGCCTCTGCTTTTTTAAGTAAATTAGGTATAGTTTTACCTCGAGTATTACATACCCAACAATGCCAAGGGTTATGGCCCTTTTTATTTTCTGTAAAATTAACCTCTAGCTTAGGTTTCTGATGTTTACAAAAGGGACAGTGATAAGCATAATTACCTCTCGATGTTGTTTTCCCTCTTCCTAAAACAGAATCAACTAGGGTTACTAGTAGGTGATTTACCATGAGCGTGAATATACGCTGAGGAATTTAGATATCCAAGTCTTTGGTAAAGAATTTTCCTAAAATGTTATCATTATAGTATTCACCAGGTTTTTCTAATACTTCTAGCTGGAAAAGATATTTGGTTTCTAAATAAGTAAGATGTTTCTTGTTGAAACCTACCTCAATAATTTGTTTACTCAAATCCTCCAGCGTAACTTCACCTTCAGTTATTTGGTTTTTGAGATGTTTATTAGACCCATAATATTTCTTCCAATCACTTTCTTTTTGAATGATTCTAAAAGATTTTTTCCTCCCACGACCACTTTGCTCTGCTAATTCCGCTTTAGTGAGTTTTTTCTTTTGGTTGTGGTATAAAACCTTTTTTCCAATATATTTTTTACCCTCAGGGGTAATCACTTTATATACAAACCCAAATGTGTTAGGAGGAAATTGTGATATGTCTGTAATTTCTTTTTCATTATATAACCAATTCATCTATCTAGATTTATTAATATTGTTGTGTCTGTCGTTTGTGAAGTAGGTAGGGGTTGAGATAATTTTCCTACGGCTAATAAATTTTGTTCTTCATCATAAAGTCCTACTGTTGTAACAAAAGGTGAAAAATCTGAACCTGTTACAAAATCTGAATATTGGGAGCTTCCTGAAAGTAAAATTCCATCTTGCCCTCTTAAAGGAGTAGATAGTAAACTAGGATTTAAAGAATAATTAAATTCATTAGCTCTTATAGTACATTTATATTGAGTTTCAAAAATAGTAAGTGAAGATTGCCATTGAGGGTTAGTAAAACTATTAATACCTCCTGACCCACTTTCAGTATAAATTATTAATCCAGCACCATATATTATATTACCTACTTTAATAGAACCACTTAATAAATTTCCTTGCCCATCATCCGACATAGTATTATCAGAGTAACTTGAAGGCATAATATATTCTCCAAATTGAGTAGAAGGGATAGATAAAACTGATATTTCATCATTGTTTCCTATTGGAAAACTTCTTAATTCATCAATAGATTGGATATCATTTAAATAGTTAGTAGTATAAAAAGGACCAGTTATAGTACCATCGGGGTTAAAACTAGCAGTAGCTGCTTTTGAAATTTGCCCATTACTTCCTGAAAGATAATTTGAGTAGTAAAGCTGTTTTATGGAATTATAAACTAAAGCTTCACTACCTGTTCCTATATACCCCCCATTTAAAGGGTAAGATTCGTTTTTCCCATCTACTACAAAAACAGAACTAGTACTATAACCAGGAGGAGTTCCTGAATAAGAAAATTCTTTATGAACTGTAAACGGAGTTACAATTACGTCTGTACTGTTGAGGGTTTTTAAATAACTCATTCATTAGAAATCTAGCTTAACTCTGATAAGGGCTTCCTTAGTAAAATCTTTAGCAAGAGGTTTACTTAATTTAGCAACTGCTACTAATTCATTATTAACATTGTACATTCCTACAGTAGTTAAATAAGTTTGAGGTGCGTTAATAAAATCATTATAAAGTACTTGTCCTGTAGAACCTGAAATAAATGATGGATTTTCGGAATAATTAAATTCACTATTTCTTGCTCTTACAAAAACATAATCAGAAGTTATATTTTCTTGGCTATTTAATGTAAAATTACTTGAAGCTGAAATAGCAGTAAATAATTTTTCATTATTATTATCCGCCGTATCTGAGGTATATAAAGTTCCTAATGCTGCTCCCCCATTTGCTGCGGGTAAATCTAAAGCAGAAGCATTTAATAAAATAGTCCCTATATCTGGGAGAAATAAACCGTAAGACCCTGATATAGTCATCCCATTAGTATCAGCACCTGTAGGTTTAAAAGCATTTGCACTACCTCCTGAACCTGATACTATTTGGAATACTCTACCTGCTTCATTATAAACTACAGTAGAAACATCTTTACTGTTATCCGTAAGTTGAATTTCATTAGAACCACTAATTCTTAAATCTAATGTTCCAGGAAATATACTTCCTTTATAATTTGCTCTTTCAACTGCAATAGCATAAAAACTTTGCTGTATAGGAGTTACTCCTCCAAAAATAAATTGATTATTTTCATCACCCAAAACAATATTTTGCCATTGTCCAAATACTGTAGAAGTATAAGACTTACCATTAATTCCTGCATCATATAAAACAGACCCAGATCCATTAGAATCACCAAAAGCAATATTAAATTGGACTGCGGCACCAGTTTCTGTAGATCCTGTTTGGAATACATCCAAATAATAATTACCACTCACCCCAGCTTCTTGAACTGATGATGTATAAAATTCTGTTAGAGTTGGAATATTACCTGCCCAAGCTCCTGCAGTTATGCTATCAGCACTAATTAAAAAGTCGTCTGGTTCGAATGCTTTAAATGACATTATGCGTTAGTTTGTGTTATTCTTACGGGGATAGAAATTCTAGCTCCACTATCTCTACCTACAATTTGTAAAGTAGTACTTATTTGACTATTAGATCCAAATAGAGTATTTACGGTAGTGGCCGTTAAATTAATTGTTGTTCCTACAACTGTACTAGAAACATTAGTTCCTAAAGTTTCAGTTTGATTTAATGCTTGGGCTGCTTCTGTTTGAATACCAACACCATTGAAAGTATTTAATACTCTAACATCAGCAATAGTAGCTGTGTAACCGTTAGCTTCAAATACTTGGTTATTACCTAAGTAATTTAAAGTTTGTGGTGTAATTGCTAATGAAGCACCTTGTTTTAGAGTAACTTGAGAAAAACCTAAGTCTAATACAGGCATTTTAGCTGTACCTCTAGGTAAAGTTACTAATTTATATCTTAAATTTTGAGTAGTCTCAGGAAATGCTTCTAATAAAGGCATATTTTCTAAAGCTTGCCCATAAAAAGCACTTCCTGAAGGATGGGTTGGATTATATAAAGTATAATCAATTTCATCATCCGAAAGAGCAAATTGAGTAATTTGAAAGGATCCATCCCCTCTTGCTAAAAGTTCTCTACCTTTGTTTGTTAAGATAGCATCTACTGTTACTACCGAATTATTTAAATATCCCATTAGTTTTAATTATATGTAATAAATATGTGGCAATTTAACTTCATAACAAACCTTCGTTTGATATTTGTTGTTGAATACTTTTTAAATTATCTTTTAAATTTTGAGTTTTGTATTGAGGAAAAATATATCCTTTAAAAGGGTTCTCGGGGTCTCCTATAACTGAGTTTTTAGGTACGTTTAGAAAAATTGATTTAGGTTCGCTACTATCAATTCTATATAAAATAAAATTATCTAATATAGTACTATCAGGAACTTGTCTATTCAATTTCAATTTTAATAAACCATCAGATGCTTCTGAGGGGGTTATAACTTCATAGATAGTAAAAACTTTCCCAGGATCATATTCAAATCTTATTTTATCTCCTGCTTGAGGTGTAAATATATCATCAATAGGATCTAATCCATAGTTTGTAAATGCAATTACTTGTGTTCCTGAATTAGTTAATTGTATATTACCATAATTTTGAGATACATAAGATGAACCTGTTAACCATGTTATAACAGTATCACTTCCTGTAGCCCAAAACCCTGTAGTAGGAATATTAGGAGTAGGGGAAGGTGAAGAACCTATAACTTCAAAATTTAAACTAACTATGTTAATTTCTTCTTCTGTACTTACTTTTATAAGCATCTGATTAAAAGAAGTAAAATTAGATAAATTTACTTCCATACTCCTTTGCACTCCACTATTGGAAGATATAGTAAACACATCAGTTTGTAATATATTACCTGCAGGAGGTTGTAAACTTACATTTACTGTTGTTGGTTTGGTTGTAGAATTATTATCAATACTGTAAGAAATTCTAAAAGTAATGGAATTTATATCTATAAAATCCGAAGAAGATATAAAATATTTTCCACTTCCAGCATTAAAATTAGTTCCCCCTGGAGGGTTATTAGTTTGGGTCTGGAGTGTATATCCATCAATTGTAGTAGGAGAGCTCTGAGAGAAGGTCTCATTATTTAGAATCATACTTCCTAAAACATTAGGCACAGGGTTTGTAGATGAAGCAGGAGCCCCACCAGGTTCTACAAAAAGTACTGAGGATGTATTAAAACTTGAAGAAGGAATACCTGTTTGGCTGTATAAAATATTTTTTAAAGTTCCTACACCTGTAATTGTGTGTTCTCCTAAAAATTGAGCGTTAATTCCTGTAGCATTATTTACTAATGCATATACTTTCTTACCTATTTCAAAATTTTGAAGGATATTACTATTAGTAACATCATTATCACTAGGATTTGCAACTTCTCCATTAGAGTTTACTAACCATTCTATATTCCATGAACTCTGATCTATAATTTCAGGAGTTGTAGAGGTAATATCTTTAAATAAAAGGAAAAATTCTTGATTCTTTTCAGCAACCGATAACCCCCCTAAAGCCCCATTTACGGGACCTAAAAAATGATTTGCCTGTTCTTGAGCTATTTGCTGTGCTTCAGGTGACGTTGAATATTGTGCCATTATCTATTAAATGTTGGTGATGAAACTTTACTACCGTTATACCTACCATTAGACCATGACTTTTGTGAATAATTGGAATCGGGGATAGGAAATTTAGTAGCTGTACCTGCTTGTATAACACTTATATTAGTAGGAGTAATAGTACCTGTTGAATAATCTATGTCTTGGTATATGTTTGAAAGGCGATTATTAGGAACATTATTAAGTAATGGTTCATCTCCTAAAATACTAGCTTGAATATTAGTAATACTAGGATCATTGATAACATTCACAGTAAATGCCTGAGCTCCAACTGCAGGGTTATACCAATTACCTCCATAAGTTTGAGGAGTGGTTTGGATATCAAATATGTTAAAAATTTGCTGAACAAATTCCACAGTAAATTGTAAAGTTGTGGGTGTTCCTCCAATTGTATTAAGTTGGATTATACTTCCTGGGGTTAAAGAAGACCAAAATGAACTTCTATCAACCCCATCAAAATCATTCTTATATACAATAAATCCTGTAGTTTCGGAAAAATTACCTCTTTGTATATTGAACCACCCATCAATATTTTGGTTAGGAGTTTCATCCACATAAACTTCATTATAAGGAGCTATAAATCCTGAATCCACATTTGCAGTTTCTATTACTCGGGTGGGATTTAAATCTCCATTAGTAACTAAAACTTCACTACCACTAAATTCTCCATTATAAAATTCATTTTCATCAGAATTAGTTATAATTTGAGGACCAACAGGTGTATCAATAGTCTTATTATAAACCTGAAGTAAATCTGGAGTAGGAGAGTTGTTTACATAATAAAATTCACTTTGATCTTCTCTATTAACTGGGGTAGTAGCAGAAGGAAAACCTGTATAGGAAGATAAAGTTAAGTAATCATTAGTTATCCATGTACTTAAACTACCTGTAACTTTAAATGCTGCTGATCCTGATTGTAATGTAAGAAGATAGATTTTATCTTTTTTAGCGAATGATGAAGGTAATTGGATTTGAACCGGGGCGGATTGTCCTACAAGAGATGGATTGAAAGCCAAAGTACCACTTATTTGACTTTCTAGAACAGTTGATTCATCCATTGTTTCAACCCATGAATATAAACTAGCAGTATATTGATCCGAAATTCCTAGATCATAATTAAAATATATAAAAGGAGTTATAACAACAGGATTAAATTTATCTATTGCTTCATTTTTTATTTTAAAATAATAATTTGAAAGAGAGGGTATACTTTCAAAAACACCTTTTGCGTCTGAGTAATTGGTTCCAACTTGGGAATTGAGTAAAGGTGTTAAAGTATCATATACTTTATATGATGAAACTTTACTTGTAGGAAAATTATTTTGGGGAGGCATTGATCCCCCATCACCCCCATCTATAAACCCAGACTCTATAGACCCACTATAAACATGCTGTGAAGTTTCTACTTGAGCAGGTTGTTGTCTATTCCTTTCAAGTAAATGTTGTTTAATTACTACACCCGACGCTAATGACGTTCTAGCCGGAATAAAATCTTTAATCATCTTGAAAAGAGAATTATCGAAATATTTAATTAATCGTATGTAATCTGTCCAATTATAATTTGCATAATACTTTTCAAAGTAAGTATCGCGTAATTTATCCAATGGAGGATAAGATGAACCGGACTGCGCGAATAGGGCGGGATCTCCAATATAATCCCCTATATTAAAGTATCCCATGGACGAATTAATGTCGTCATTAATTTCATTTTGTGGAGAAAATGCTACTTCAACATAGTTTACATCTCTAGTATAACTTTCACTTTGTGGGTAGTTTTGTTGAATACTTCTATAAGGTGATAATGTATCTCCGGTTGGGACAACCTCCTCTTCTATCCTAATCTTCTCAGAAATGCGATTTTTAATACCTACTGCGGGTTGATCATAGTAAACATACTCAGTTTGAGGTACATAAGTCATATCAGACTCAATAGTATAATTACTATTACCGCTAAAAGAATTAGTAATATATGAACCTGTTACTTTAGGGTGAATCGAAGTTAAAAGTCCTGTAGAAGTATTTAAGTCACTACCTAAGGGAGCTCTGAATATTAAATTGTCCGCTGATGATGAATAATTAATGCCCTCAATAGAATGGGGGTTCATTACATAATCATGGAATGTAGCTTCACTTATGATGGAAGTATTATAAAATCTTACTTCTTGGAAGGATCCTGTTAATCCATAATAATCAACACCCCCAAGAGAAAGGGGAGAGGAGGTGTTTTTTGGAATAAAAATAGAATTTGACGCAGTCCATCCCAAAAAATCATCAGTAACAATGCTACTAGCAGTATATCCTATTTTAAATCCATCATTACCATTATAAATTGAATTAGCAGTTCTTAAAGTCACTTCTGCATTGGATTCTACACCTTCTCTACTAACTTGAACCCCCCACCAATTTTCATCATAAAAAGGAGCATCTACATGGGTTAATTCATCAGTACCATTCCATAAAGTTAAAGTAGCATAATTATTAGAAGAAGAAGGAATTGAACCTGAATATGAACTGCTTGTATAACCTGATCCAGTATATGCTAAAGTTAGATAAAAACCATTTCCTGTAGAAATAGTTGAATATTCATTACTGCTAGGTAAAATATTAGCAGGTTTGAATCTTAAAAATAAACTTTCAGGATTATCATCTTCTCCATTCCAACCAGAATTTATATTCCAATCTATCTCTACCCTACTAGTAGTAGAAGATCCACTATTAAAAATAGAATAATTAAATTCATTTTGAAAATAATCCCAATCATTAGAATTATCCTTATCTTTCCCTCCAAATTCAGATATTCTTAAAATTGTATCTGGTATGCCAAAGCAATTAATTAATGCTCTTAAACCTTCAACAGTACCTTTTTTCTTAAGTAAATAAGGTAAATTATGGTACAAGCGTTTATAAGTTTCCTTATTTACATTTTCTAATGGAATCGCTTTATTAGAGGCAGTAACATAAGTTTCAATTACTTCGGAACCTGTTGGAGGTAATAAACTACCCGATGCATTTATGCCTAATAAAGCTGAATATAAATCATCTGATGAAAAATTATTTTGGTATAATTTTAGTCCTGCTCCCCTTAAGGCATCTGCTACAAGATCTTTTGAAATTCCAAAATCTAACCTATTATCCGCATTATATCTATCCGTTAAGGTATTAATATAAGAATATAATATATCAAAATGTTGACCTATCATATTTAAAAATAATTCATACCCTTGATTAGCGGGGTCTTCGCTTAAATAAGTAGGAACAGTATTAAATAAATTATCTTGATTTTCGCTATCATATGTAGATGCCGAAAGTAATCTACCTCCGTAATAAGGAGATGCTTCATTGATACTTCCTAACCAATTTAACACTTCAGTACTTCCTGTAGATTGTAAAGTGTAAGGTTGGGTTGAATTGGATTTAGGGTATGCTAAAGCACCTGAAGTATAATATAAGTAATTTTCATATCCATCAAAATTTTGAATTAGAGATGTAATCTGACTTTCATAGTTTTCTTTACTTGAGGAAACTTGTAAAGAACTTGAAGTTGCTCCAGTAATAGTATTTAAAGTTGTAATACTATTATTATAAGATTCTATTTGACCTATTTTATAATAAAAATTTCTTATTCTTTGTTCAATTGAACTGAATTGGATGAAATTATTAAAATTGGTGTAATCTACGTTAACTGTTATCCCCCTTTGATTTAAAATATTTTCTAACTCATTATATGAAGAAGTTAATTGAGTATTTTCTATTAATGAAGTGTAATTTTCCTCCACAGTAGAGTTATTAACTTGATCAGAAAGTTGGTAGTTAAAGTTTGGTCCTTTTATATATTCAATATTATCTTCTATTACAATAGGAATAGGAGGTAAATTTAAATTAAAACCCTGAGTTTCGGCAGTTTCAAAAACTACTTGCAGTTGGGTGTTTAAAGATATTGTAGTAGGTAAAGGTTGATATAATTTTATTAAAATAGTACTAGGTACCGAAGAGTCATCTAATAAAATATTATTAGCTATATAGTAAAAATTACCGATTTTTATATAGAAATCTTTAAATCCATTACTTTCTAACAAAGTTTGAAATTCTTGAACTAAAGAACTAATTTTATCATTTGATAAGTTATTAACAGATAATCTTAATTCGGTTCTATTAGAAGATATTTCTTGTATAAAAAATTTATATAGGTTTGATTCTAAAGCAGTTCTATAAAAATTATAATATACATTAAAATTCCCTATATTATACCCTGCATTTTCTATATCCCGGGTTGGGAATACTATAATAGAAGATATTTGCTCTTCGTTAATAGTATTTTGGTTATTTCTAATACTAAAATTAGAAACTTTTTCACTAGCCAATAATTCCCCTGTAACAGTTTCTACAGAAAAAACTACCTCATCAGTAACAGGATCAAACTCAGAAGTAGAATCTACTACAGGGATAAGTACCTCTTGAGAAGTATTATATTCTTGTTGAGTTGCCCCCTCAGGATTAGTTATTGGTGTTAGTGTTATCATTTTCGGGTAGGGTTAAATCTACTATATTTTGTTGTAAAGTTAAGTTTTCTTCTCTTAATGTTGTTATTTCATTTAATAGAGCTTGTATATCATTAGATGTAGATTGAGAACCTACATATTCTATACTAGATTTAATGAGATATTGGTGAGAATTAATTTCACCTTCTTTAGGTATTTCATAAAATAAATCATTATATAACACAAAAAATTCATCAACACTAATTGGAGTTTCAATTGGAGGAGTAGGGGGAACTAATTCTGTAAATTGATTATCTATAGTATTAAGATATGCAGATTTTTCGTAAATCTTTTTACTTAAACTTAATTCACTTCCTGAGTTATGTGTGTAATTATTATCCATTTATTATTTTAAAGTAATAATTATCTTCTAAAACTAGAACTTCCCCTCCTATCTCAGTTTTAATAAGTATTTCATAATACCTTTCAGGCTCTAAACCATTCATATAAAGCTTAAAATAACTACTCTCACTATCAGCACTAATTTTAGTATAGGTAGTATCAAAATCTATTACAAATTCATTAGTATCTAAATCTTTAACAGCATAATATGAAGATGTAGGAAGATAATAATTTGTAGTATATACTGAAGCAGTCTGGAATATTCTTTGTGGGAATTGGGGTCTAGAGTTTATCCTAAATTTTTCTATACTTCCTCTTCTATAAACTCCTGCATTATTATCTAAGGTAGCTACTAAACGAGAAGTATCAATAATTGTATTAGTAGAAGATCCTGTGTTAAAGGTAAAGTCGTCCCACTTAAATTCTAATTGTGGGGGGTATATAGTGTGAGTATCTATAGAAAAATAATCCACTGTGGTAACATAATTACTATCAGCTATAAATTCATCTTCATTGGATTGTTTTACTATAAAACCATCATTAGGAAATCCTCCTAAACTATTAGAAGAACTATACCAAGTTAAAATTGTATTAGTAACATTAACATTTAAATCTTTATTACTAGAATAATTTAATACTTGAGAAGCAGTCACATTTAAATTTAAATCAGATCCTGTATACCAAGTTCCCCCTCCTATATTAGAACCGCTATAAGAAGCTGTTACATAAGAAGTAAAAGAAGAAGGCCAAGCTTTAACTCCACTACTTGCCCTATAAGTCCACCCTACACCATTTGTTGTTTGAGGATTATTAACATACCTCCCTGTCCCCATATTCCAAGACCCGGATACAGGGTAAACTTCTAATGTAGTATCAGAATTTAATCCTGTTACATTAGCTATAAAACATTTTAAATTAGATTGGAAGTTTGATCCACTAATTTTATTATCAATAATATCTTCGATTTCATTAGAAGAAAATTTAATTAAAAATCTACTAACACTAGGTGATAATGTATTATAATAAGTAGAAACACTTAAAATTTCATCTAACCCGGTATTTAATAAAGGAAATTCGGAATAAATAGAAGCATCTTTTTCTGGGAAGATTTTATATATGGCCATTGTTATGATTTTTTATATAGGTAATACTCTGCCCTTAATATCAACATCAGGGAATTTAACTTCAAAAATAGAGGGATCCTGGGAAGGATATAAAACATTATTTTGTGTTGCTCCTATAGTATCATAAGCATATTGTGAATATCCTGAACTGACTCCTGCTTTGTTTATAATTTCTATATTTTTTACATTTTGTACCCCCCTAATTTTATCAGATAATAATAATAAATTATAAAGTTCATTAATAAGGATGGGTTGATTAATTTGCATATTATCTATATTAAAATAAGATTTTAATTGGTTAATACAATCTATTAAGACTTGGTTGCTATTAAAATTAGGTAATACTACTATTTCAAAATTAATTCCTATATTAATTACAAAAGCATCTTTTATTCTAACAGAATCCCCAATCATACGATATTGGGATAGATATGTAGATAAATTTGATTTTAATGTATTAGAAGCATTTATTAATTGGGTATCTTTATTATAAGCAGAAATATATAAATCTAATACACTCTCACTTTCCCCTGGGAGGGTATTATTGAGTTTGGCTTTTTCAATATATGCTTTTGCAATTGAGCCATATTGGGATGGGAGGCTATAAGTTCTTATTAAATAGTCTTCTGGGGTTACGTTTCTTAATTGGGATGCATAACTAGCCATTGAATTTTTTCTTAAATCTTCAATAGTATCACCATTACCTCCTCCTGTTGCAACATTAGGGTTAGTTACTTGAAGTGAATTAAATGTTGATGTAGCTAAAATATCATTATCTAAAGTATTATTTGCAAAAACCACATTATTAGTATCTATAAAAGTTAAAGTATTAGCAGAAACATTAGATGTTACTCCTCCTCCTGTTAAGTACCTTACTGTTAAAATAGTATTAGAAGGTGCTACCCCATAAGTTTTAGTAAAAATAAAATTATTAGGTGAATAAGCAGTTGTTAATTTATTTTGGGTAAAAGGTAACCCAATCCCAACATTATTAGGGTTAGGTATAATTTGCTCATCATAATCATTTACAG